GGTAATAAATCATTTATTAGAAATAAATTAAAATCAAATACACTAGAATTGGTTGATGGTGCAACAGGTACCATAACACGAGATAACGTTGGTTCATATAATTCAGCAACAGGTGAGGTAAAGCTTACCGGTCTGACAATCAGTTCCATCGAAGGTAGTGCAATTAAAATTTCTGCAAAACCTGCAGATGAAAATACAATTAAACCATTGAGAAATTTTGTCCTTAGACTGGATACGGCAAAATCATCCTCTGTTGGTGTAAATGATTTCCAGAATACGGCAGTAACATTGTAAAATGACCCACGACGTAAATAGAAGAGATGTAATACTTACTACCTCCAAAACGGGTGAGGTATTACCCTCGTACTACGAGGACCAAAATAGTAAATTAATTACATTTCTAGACAAATATTATGATAATTTGGATAGTGATGCAAATGGTAAATCCTTTGGTAACACTATCCGTGAACTTATTTACGCCAGGGATATTGAACAGACAGACCTAGAATTCCTTGATGAGTTGGTTAAGGAAATTGGTAATGGTCTACAGGTTGCTACATTCTTTCACCAACCACGGTTAATGGCAAAATTACTTGGTGGATTCTATAGATCAAAAGGATCCATTGTATCTGCCGAATCATTCTTCCGTGGATTCTTTAACGAAGAGGCAACCATTGAATATCCTAAAAAGGATATTTTTACGGTAGGTGAGGACCAAATCGGATTTGACTCACAGAAGTTTATCCAGGACAATAAACTATACCAAGTGTTTTCAATCCTAATTAAGGTTGGTTTGTCAACCCAGGACTATGAAAACCTTTATAAGAGGTTTGTCCACCCGGCAGGTTTCCACTTTGCTGGTGAGGTAACATCTGTAGGTGAGGGTATATCACCCATCTCTGGCCAAGGTCTTAACCCATTAGATTCTGCAGTTGCATCTACAATTCTATTGTCCGAAGCATCACCATTACTGAGTACAGAGTTCAGTGACCTTACTGCATTCCTTGATTCTGGTGATTCTGCTCAGGCATTTAGAATTAATATAACACAAAACATCAATACATTTGCAACAATTACTGCAGGTTCACTACAGAAGTTCTATCCAAATATTATTTCACTTATTACACCAAATTCATTTATTATGGATAATGATAGTTCAACTGGGAGACCTGATATGTCAATGTCGGGCGAAACAATGGATAATGAATTATATCGTAGCTATGGAAGTGATTCCGATTAAGTACGGTATAAATAACATTAACCTTATTTTATTAAGAAGGATTTAAAATGGCAAGACAAAACATTGGTGTCGGCGCCTCCGCCAATGATGGTACTGGTGATACACTTCGGACTGCAGGTACGAAGATCAATGACACGTTCGTTGAAATCTATCGTAAACTAGGTGGTGGTGATTCTGATAACCTTTCATCACAGATCTCTCTTGAGGATAGTGCAATTGTATTTGAAGGCGCTTCAATCAATGCATTTGAAACTAGACTTACAGTAGTTGATCCATCTGCGGATAGACAAATTCAATTACCTAATGCAGGTGGTATTGTTTCACTTTTGACAAACACAGAAACACTTACCAATAAAACCCTTACCGGCCCAGTATTAAGTAATGCAAAGATTCCTAATTCAGGCAACACACTGATTGATTCACAAGGTAGAGAATTCCTAATCTTTACTCAAGAGGTTGGTGGTGATGCCGTAAGGGAACTTACAATTAAAAACGCAAATAGTAGTAACCATCCAGGTGTTTCTGCAACAGGTACAGGTACAGACATTAATTTAGAGATTGATGCCAAAGGTAAAGGTTCGGTTGAATTATCAAAGGCAGCATATTCATCTGTTACAATTACTGCAAATGGTGCTGCATCTGCAAACGCAACATATATTATTTGTAATAAGGCATCTGCATTGGCAATTACTTTGGCAGATGGTACAACAGTGGGCGAATATAAGATTTTCACAAATAAAGGTGCTGGTACGGCAACGGTCACACCGGCTAATTTTGCTGCAGGTACATCATTCGCAATTGCCCAAAACGAAGCGGCACAGTGTATCTGGGATGGGACCAATTGGTTCCTTGTTGGTAACCAGAGCGTATGTACGGTAGTGTAAGGAGTAGATAATGCCAGCAATTGTAACCGATTCATTTAAACTAAAATTTGCAGAATTTTTATTTAATGAAGCAAATTCATCAACCGATAGTCATGAGTATTATATTGGTATTGGTAAATCTGATACCTATGATAGTTCTGACACGGTTGCTACTCCACAGCGTACACTAAAAGAAGAACGTGAGGCGCGGAATAACCTACAATCTGTTAAAAAGGTTACAGGGCTTTCGTTTGTGATTCCAAGATATAACTGGTCATCCGGTACAACATACTCTGGGTGGCAGGATAATTATGTTGGAGTTCCATCAAATTCATTTTATGTAATGACAGAAGATAACGATGTTTATGTTTGTCTGCAACAAGGTAAATCTGCCACAGGTTCTGCCAACCCATCAACTGTAAAACCATCATATACAACTGCTGGTGTTACAGAAGGGCAGGCATTTGAAACTGCAGATGGTTATCGTTGGAAATTAATGTATGCGTTGTCTGCATCTAGTGCAAACACTTTCCTTTCATCTGGATTTATTCCAACACAAAAAATTAATATTGACTCGGCCTCTGCAAACGCCTTTGAATTGCAACAATTGAATGTTCAAAACCAATCAGTTCCTGGAGCAATTCTTAGTGTGGAAGTTGTTGATGGTGGTACTGGTTATACATCTGCTCCAACAGTTACATTTAAAGGTAATGGTTCAGGTGCCACTGCTACTGCAACAATCTCTGGTGGTGCTATCGTCAAGGTCGAAATGGATAATGAATCTGCAGGTATGGGGTCAGGGTATGATTATGCATCTGCCACTGTTACTGGTAATGCCAAATTGAGACCAATTATTGCTCCAAAGGCAGGTCTTGGATTTGATGCAAGGGCAGATTTAAAATCATCCTCAATTATGTTCAACATCAAACCTACCGGTACAGAATCTGGTACATTTAATATTACCAACGACTTCAGACAAATTCTTTTAATGAGAAATTTGGATGAAATGGATAGTGCGATTGCTGGTAACAGATACACTGGTACATCATCTAATGCTCAAAGATTCCTAACAATCACTGGCACAATTTCTGCATCCAACTTTGTTGTTGATGAGAAAATTACTGGTGGTACATCTGGAGTGACGGCATTTATTGATGAATTGGATTCTGCAGGTGGTAATAAAATTTTCTTCCACCAGAATTCAAACAACATTGCCGGTAACTTTACCAATGGTGAAACCATCACTGGTTCAGGTACTGGTTCGGCAACAGTAAGTGCAGGTAACGAACACTCTATTGTAGATAACCATTCCGGTGAGTTGTTATACATAGAAAATAGAGCGAGGGTTATTCGTTCATCTTCACAAACAGAAGATATTAAAGTTATTATTACGGTGTAAAGAATGGCAACAACACTTACCAATACCACATTTGCAACTACCTATAAGGACGACTATAAGGATTCCGATAATTATCATCGGATTCTATTTAATAGTGGTAAAGCTCTGCAGGCTCGTGAACTTACACAGATGCAGACTATTATTCAGAATGAGATTCAACGGTTTGGTAACAACATCTTTGTAGATGGTGGTGTTGTTAAACCTGGTGGGTTAACAGTAAACAATAAAATTGAATTTATTAAATTAACCGCCAACCAATTACCTACAAATATGAATGATGTAATTGGTAAAACATTCACTGTTAAATCTCCTGATCCTGCGATTGAGGTAAAAATTCTAAAAGCGGTTAGGGCCACAGGTTCTGACCCTGATACAATTTATGTTGAATATGTATCAACCTCTGCAGGTACATCATCTGCTACACCTATCCGTGTACCAAATGGTGTTACACTGGAAAATGCATCACTTGGTTCATCATATGATATGACGGTTGCATCTGCTGATGCTACTGGCACAGGCACCGAGGTATCCATTGCACAGGGTGCATTCTTTGTTCAAGGTCACTTTGTATTCTGTGAAAAACAATCTTTGTTTGCAGAAAAATATAGTGGTGCCGCAAATGGCGAGATTGGTCTGTTGGTTAAAGAGGAAGTTGTAACCGTTTCGGATACAAATGCTCTTTATGATAACCAGGGTGCAACTCCTAACCTGGCTGCGCCTGGTGCTGACAGATACCGTATTACACTTACCCTTCGCATGCGTGCAGGGTTACAGAACACTGATAACTTTGTTTATCTGTCAAAGCTCAGCAATGGTAAAATTGTTGATGAGGTTCGGTCCGACAATGCATATAATGTATTGAATGATGTCCTTGCACTCAGAACAAAAGAAGAGTCTGGTAACTATATTGTCAAACCATTTAATGCCAACTTTAATCCATTAAACGATTCCAACCTTTCTCTTGAAGTGTCAAATGGTATTGTTTATATTGATGGATATAGACTTGAGGCAGCAAATAAGGACATTACGGTACCTAAGGCTCAAGATACAATTACAATTAATAACGAAACAATCGTTACACAATTTGGTAACTATATCCTAGGTAAGACATCTACAGGTAAAGGTTTACCTGGTATTGATACCTATGACAAACTTGATCTAAGAGATGCAGTAACATATGGTGGTAATACTATCGGTACTGCACGTTGCCGATTCATTGAAGAAGATAACAGTGGTGATACAAGGTTCTATCTATTTGACATTAAAATGAATCCAGGTAAAAACTTCAATGCAACAAGATCTTTTGGTAAATCATCAAATGACTATATCGATGTTACACTTGAAGGTGGTTCGGCAGTATTGAAAAACACTGGTCAAAATGACCTATTGATGCCATTACCACAAACTCGCCCAACGAATACTGGTATCACATATGATACTATTACATTCCTAAAACGCTACACTATGACAACCAACTCTAGTGGTAATACCACTGCTGCGGTTGCATCAGGTTCTGGACTTACATTTTCAAGTGTTAATTCCTGGGTTGTAGCGCCTACAGATGGCACCGTTGATACAAGTGTTAATATAACCCTCGACGGCACACAGGAAAACTTCTCTGTGACAGATGGTTCTGCTCAGGCATCCAAGACATACGAGGTCATGGCTTATGTGACCAAATCGTCTCCTGCAAAGAGAACCAAAACACTTAACACAACCAATATTACTCGGGCATGGCCTGGTGATATGGAATCAGACGGTAGCCTTACAGGTATCCAATTTATTTCACTGGATCAACCTGACATTTACGCAGTTGATGCAATTAAGGTTACTGATTCGGATGGTGCAGATATTTCACCAAACTTCAGTATTGACAATGGTCAAAGAGATAACTTCTACGGAATTGGTCGAATTGTTAAAAAGACAGGCGCATCAATTCCTACAGGTAATATTTACATTAAATACAAATATTTCTCTCATTCGACCAATGGTGATTTCTTTGATGTAACATCGTATCCAACTGGTACTGTTCCATATAATAAGATCCCATCACATAAACAGAATGATGGTACCGTGGTATCATTACGTGATGTTGTTGACTTCAGACCTGTTGCTGCCAAAAAGGCGGCAGGTACTGCATGGAAAAATTATACATTTGATTCAAATGGTCTTGGTGGTACATCAATTATCCAATCCTTACCACAACCTACAGATACATTTACGGCAGATATTATTTACTATATGCCTCGCCATGACATGCTTGTGGCAACATATCTGAATGAGGAAGGACAGAGATTACCTAAGGGTCAGGTTAAAGTTGTTCGTGGTGTTTCATCACTAAATCCACAACCACCTGCAATTCCTACTGGTGCAATGCCACTGTTTAATCTAAATCTGAAACCATTTACATTAAATGAATCGGATTTGTCAACATCGTTTATCCCTGCAAAGAGATTTACGATGGCAGATATTGCTGAATTGGAACAGCGTATTGATACACTTCAAGAGTTGACGACACTGTCACTACTTGAGGTTGATACATCAAACCTTACAGTTCTGGATTCTGCAGGTAATGAAAGAACAAAGGCTGGTTTCCTTGTAGATAATTTTAAGGATTATGCATTCTCAGATGTAATCAAGGATGAATATAGAGCAAGTATTGATGAACTAGAAGGTATATTGGAACCACCTAGCATTGATAATAACACTCGTTTGATTTATAGCTCATCTGATCCTGCATCAACTACTGTTCTGAAGGGTGATAACCTATATCTGAATATTGATTCTGATGTTGCACATATCAGTCAAACTCTGGCAACAGAGACAGAAAACATTAACCCATTTGCTGTTATTACATCCAGAGGACATATGATTATGTCACCAACCTCTGATGAATGGGTTGAAACAAGATATGCACCTGATAACATTGTTTCTGGTGGTACAATCACATATGAAACCGCAACACGTAGAGTTCGTCGTGGTGGTCTAAATGCCTTCCGTAATAACTGGATTGGCCGACCAAGAGGTGACCGTGTGTTTGTTCGTGGACGGGTTGATGTTCGTAGAGAACAAATTGCAGATAGAATTATTGATGTTCAATTAATTCCATTTATGAGAGCTCGGAAAATTTTCTTCCGTGTTCAAGGTCTGCGTAGAGATACAAAACACTTCCTATTCTTTGGTGGTACCGATATTTCAAATTATGCAAAGAGTGAATCAACATTCCAAAGATTTGCATCACGTCAAGACCACAGTGGTAACATCTTTACAAATCACACAACACACCCTAACGGAACAAGTGCTCTTGTATCCGACTCTGCAGGTGAGTTGATTGGTTCATTTATTATTCCATCCAATTCAACAACCAAATTTAGAACTGGTTCACAATTAGTTCAGGTAATGGATATTACATCTGGTGTAGAACAGGATGCCCTATCAAGTGCTAATGCTACATTTGAGGCAACAGGTATTCTTAATACACGCCAGAGAACAATCAGAAATACTCGTATCGAGGAAAGATTCTGGGTACAACAGGATCCTAGAGATGAAGGTGGTAACAATAGTGACCCATTGGCTCAAACATTCCTTGTAAATGCTACAGAAAATCCAAATGGTATGTTTATTACCAAGGTTGATATTTTCTTTGCAACCAAGGAAGCAGCAGGTGGTGTTCCGGTCCAAGTTCAAATCAGACCTGTTGAAAATGGTATTCCAAGTGCAGCACCAATTCCAGGTGCAGTTAAATTCCTGAACCCTGCACAGGTTAATATCCCATCAAGTCTGACATCAATGAATACAATTAAGGCTACACCAACAACATTTGAATTTGATGAGCCTGTATTCCTTGAGGCAAATAGAAACTATGCAGTGGTCCTATTGGCAGAATCAACTGCCTATAAGGTCCATGTGGCAAAAACATATGACTTTGTAATTGGTTCCACCGAACAGAGAGTTCGTAAACAACCTACACTTGGTACATTATTCTTATCACAGAATGGTATTACCTGGACACCTGATCAGGAACGTGATCTTATGTTCAGATTATATCGTGCACAATTTGCATCATCTGGTTCTGCAGTTCTTGAGAATTCTCAGGTTGGTAAGAGATTGCTAGAAAATAACCCACTGCAGACAGACACTAATGATCCGGATAAATTGAGAATCTATCATCCTGGTCATGGTTTTGCAAAGAATGATTATGTAACAATTTCCGGGTTGGATTCATCAACAACATATGCTGGTGTCAGTGGTGATGATATTATGGGGTCACGTCAGATCCTTGCAGTTGACCACACTGGTTACACTGTGAATATGGATTCTGATGCAAACTCTGCACTACGTCTGGGTGGTAATGGTGTTATTGCTACACAGAACGCAATGTATGATGTATTTGTTCCACAGATCCAGATCCTACAACCTGATGATACTACAATCTCTGGTAAAATTAAAAGAGCAGAGGGTTCATCATTTGGTAACCAACGTAACACATCATTCACTCATGGCGGTAAGGAAACAACCTTTACCAATATCACATTGAATGAATTTAATGTTACAGATGGACCAAAGGTAATTTATAGTGATTCAAATGAAACCGCCAATATTTCTGGTGCAAAATCACTTACATTACAACTTGATTTGACAACAACCGATAACAAGGTTTCACCTGTTGTTGACCTACAGAGATGTTCTATTGCAACATTTGAACACTTGATTGACTCTGGTGGTGCTGGGGCAATCACAGTGATTAATGAAACAGATCCATCAGAAGGTTCTGCCGCTGCTAAACATATTACAAGAGCAGTGACACTTGATGAACCTGCCGTTGGTTTAAAAATCCTATTTGCTGCAAACAGACCATCTGCTGCAGGGTTTGAGGTTTATTACAAGATTGCAACCTCAGATGAAAATCTGGATGATGTTGAATATGTACAGGTTAATGAGGAAACAAATAACCCGGCCGATGAAAGTAGAGATAAGTTTAGACAATATGAATACCTTGCTGGTGGTCAGGTTGGTAACCTAAACTCATTTACACAGTTCCAGGTTAAAATTGTAATGACATCAACAAACATAGCTAAGATTCCTTCGATTAAAGATCTAAGAGTAATTGCACTGGTAACATAATGGATAAATACACTAAAGTTCAAGGACATGCTCACTTGGTCAGGGATAACAATACTGGTGCTATTTTAAATACTGATAGCACTGGTATTACCCAGGCAAGGCATAGAAAAAAAGCATGGAAGGATCAACAGGAAGAATTGGTTCAACTGAGAAGTGATGTTGCTATGATGAAACAAATGTTACAGCAACTATTAGAGGAAAAAGATGGCAATAACGAAGATTAACCTAACGGATGCTGTATCCGCCTGGGTAACAAAAACAAATACAATTGCTAGTAACCTAGGTGATTTGGCTCTATTGGCTACTGGGGACAGTAACCTTATCGATGCCCTTAATCAAATTGATAGTGACCTGGGTAGACATGCCGATTTGTTCTATGGCGAATCAGATGGTGTTCGGTTAACTGTTATTGATGCCATTAACCGAATCGTTGATAGTGATGGTAATATCAAAGGTACACTGGATTCAGATGTTGTAACAGGCGAGATGATTCAGGATGATACAATTGATTCCGATAAATATATGGATTCCTCAATCAGGGGAGCATTTATTCAAGAGAAAACAATTGAGGCAAAACACATTGCTGATTCCTCAATTACTAATCTACATTTGAATGGTGCTGTAATCGCTACACATAATTTATTTGATTCATCGGTATCAACACACAAATTAATTGATTCATCAATTACCTACAATAAGTTCTTTGGTATGACTACATTGTTGGTTAAGGATTCAAATGGTGATGTACTGAAAACAATGTTTAGCCCAGGGACTTAATTATGGCAGTTAGAAGACCTTTAAAATATGTTAATGGTTCCCTCCAGGCAATGACTGCGGCAGAGGTAGATGCTATTATTGATATGGCAATCTACAAATACGGAAGCAGTCCATCTGTTACAATGACAGTGGTTGGTAGTTCAGGTAGCTTGTCAGGTATGAACGATACAAGGTTACAGGCTGGTTCATATTCTTCACGCGTAGATAGATATCCAACCGAAGGTGAAACAGCAGAACCATCGACAGTAACTGTTTCATATGATAGAATGAGTTCTGCAAATGCAACACTTGCTCAGGTAACAAGTGGTAGTGTTGTATCTGGTGCCAATGAAGGATCGTTTCCATTTTATTATACATCTGATGGTTCATTGCAACCTATGACACATGCAGATGTATTGGATACATTTATTGAACCTGCAATTGATAAATTAACAACAGGTTCAACTGGTACTGATCAGGCAGGTACATATAGAATTCACACAGGAACATCTTTATCAGGACATACACTGATTAGTTCTACTCCAGTGTTTATTGATACACGCGCTAATACTAGTGCATATACTGCTGGTGGTATTCCAGAGACATTGGACCAACCAACAACAATTACAAACTTTTATTTAATGAGAATTGATGCCGGTTCAAAACCATCAACGGTAAGAATGCTAAGAAAAACAGCAGGTCATGATTTGCAATTATATACTGAATCAGAACAAGAAAATATGATTTCAAATCTTATTCGTTGGGCAGCAGTAAACCACACAGGTTATAGAATCAGTTACAATGTTGGCACATCTGGTTCTGGTCAAACAAGAGGGTCAGGTATGACCGATACAAAACTTAATGGTTCTGGTAACTATCAAACACGCTTTGTGAATGCCAACGATTACCGTGCTCAGGAATTTCCTAATGGTTCGGCAGTTACACAGAATACATATTACTTGAGAATCCACAAGAGTTAAGGGGTAAAATTATGGCATTCCATTGGGAAGAAGGTATTGAATTTGCTAGGTATATTGACGAGGACCGTCAGAATATCGAGGTAATGTACATCGTTGACAATCCAGAAAGTGTTCATGGCAGAGAGGCAAAATTACATGTTCTACCTGCAATGGAGGGTGACGACCAATTTAATGCATTGTTGGAACACTATACACACGATGACATTATGGAAATGACCTATCGTTATAATAAGGATGCAGAAATTGCATTTGAACAACAGGTTATGGCCATTGCACAAAAACAAGATATGATTGACCAAAAACAATTTGGTTTAACATCAGAAAATTTTGTGAAAAGATTAGTTGAGGTTATGTTTGTTGAAAGTGGCATTTCTGAGGATGATGAAAAGGAAATGCTATTTAAAACAAAATTACAATTGTTCGAACTTACCAAGGTAAAAGATCATAAGGATAGAACAGTAAAGAGTAAATTGCGTAAGGCAAAATCTATTCAAGAATTGTTTGTCCATATGTTTGAATTGGATGCTGCCATTAAGGCTGAGGCAAAAACTGAGTAAAATTTTTGTTCACAATATGATGTAGATGTGCCCCTATCTGCGTAGTTGTATATGTATCATCAATAATGTAATTCCATCCCAGACCAATTGGATTAATTGGAATATTATATTTCTCTTTTATAAACGAAAAATAGACCTCATTGTTCCTAGTGAATGATGAGGCTATTTGCTCTGGATATAAATTATCCTCAACTGCCTCTGCAAATATCCTATCGGCATATTCCAATCTCTCTGTCAATCTAAAATCTTGGATAGAATTTTTATTGCCTACCAACACACCAGTGTTGGCAATCTCATAGTTACCTGCTTTACCTTCCAATAATAACATGGCATTCTTTGCACATGCCTTCACTACCATATTCATTTTATCTAATTGTAAAACATCAACCCACCATTTACCATCAATACGTTCACCCCAATAGGGTTTGGTTTCAATAAAATGGGCACCAACGTAGTCAGCAGATGCATGTCTGGCAAAAATATTGGCCTTTGTTGTAGGTATTACATCAAGATCCAAATAAACAATTTCATCATAATCTTCTGTTAATTGTTCGAACCGATATAGTTTTTCAAACTGAATGTCATCATAGTCATTAATGCGAGGGCTAAAACTCACATATTCTGCACCACATTGATATGCATATTGTTTTTGGGTATCCACCAACCTATCATAGAACTCGTGAAACGCGTCTTTTTTAGATTGCGGCACAGATTGATGAGGAATTGAAACTTCATTATATAAACTAAATATGATTCGTTTCATAATAATCAAATACCTCTTTAAACTTTTTGTTTATTACATGGACAAACTTACTACGCTTAGGAACGACTTTATACCTATCATAAAATAGATGCCACTGCCAATGCAACCATTGTACTGGTAGTTCTTTTGTTTTGATTAGGTATGACCAAATGGTCTCGTTATCATACCCAAACATTTCTCTAATATGTTCTGGATACATTTCATCTGATTTTAATTCATCCATCATTGTAATTAATTCATTTATTTTTTTAAAGTACCCCATCTGCTTCATATGGGCAGATGAAACACCAACAATGCCAGTATTAAATACATCATTATCTGTATCGTATCCATTTGATTCCAACATGGCCAAACAATTCCAATATTTGGCGGTAGGACTACGGACCGATTCAATTACCTTACCTCTGTGCAATTGTTTATATTCTTTTCTGGCAAGGTTGTTATTATCCTTAATTGCAATGCCTTGCGATAGATCATGCTCTTCAAAAAAGTTGTCCTTTGTCATAGGTACAACATCAAAATCCAAATAGAGAACCTCGTCATATTGTTCACATAACATATTCATAATTTGAATTTTATAAAAATTTACAATGTTATATTCTGTAATAAATGGATAATTGTCATTCCACCATTGTTTGTATGATTTAAAGTAATCATCATACTCAAACATCTGAAACTCTACACCAATATCATTGGCATACTTTTGTTTACAGGCCAAGAGTTTGCCATAGTATTTTTGGAACTCGAGTCTTGTTCTTTCTGTTTTTGGTATGTCATCACCTGGGTATGGATCCTGATAATCCAGATCCTCCTTTGGTATGTCAATATACAGACTATAAATTACCCTACGCATAACCAATCACCATGAACCTTTTATAGCCATTCGGCATGTCCAAGGCCCCTTTATATAATACCTTTTTAAACTCACACATTTCAGCAAGTTCATCCTCATTATTTACGCAGTTTATATGATCAGGGACATGAAACATATTATTGCTTTGAATTGCAAATATGGTAGGTTTTCTATGTTCGCCGTATCTTTTATATTTCCTATTTGCAATAATAACCGGTAAAGGTTCCATATGTTCTGAGGATGTATTGATAACCACATCCACATCACCATCCCTGTTTCCTGGTTCTAAAACATTTGCATGAACAGTATCCATATTATCATTTAATAAACGACAAATATGTAATGCATTTTCATCCAGGTCTATGTTTTCAATCCATCTTAAATTTTTAAATGCCGAACGTAAAATTGGTGTAATAGGATGCGCAAACCATCCACCATATATCTGTATTCTCTTAGGATTGTGAACACACTTAACCAAATTTTCAACCAACCATAATTTAGATTCGTATTGGTTGGGTGATAAACTATCTAAAAAATGATTTACGTCACCACCGGTATATGAACATTCCCATAATGCATCCCATAGTCTTCTATCAATGCCTGTATGGTTTGTATCTCTTAATTTTGATTCCCAATAATGTTCCATTCCATAATAGGCATCATTATCAAGCCAGTATCTACCATCTGGAAATATTAACGTTGGATATTTTTCACGCCTCCATCCATTAAAAATACAAATAGAGTATTCAGGTTCATAGAAAAATTTTGTAGGTTGATTATCACCAATTGGTTCAAAACAATTGTTTTCATCAGTACCATATAGGCGTGAGTAAATAATACCTCGGTCAAAATTTGTTACATAATCTGGGCATTCATGGGTTATGAATCCATCAATTCCATTATACATGAGAAGATATTTTTCTGGATCCTTTGTAAATTTTCTCCACAGATATGATAAATCACCCTCCCATGCAAGTACGGAAGAATTATTATTCATATCCAATTGCTCTAAGGGATAACTTTTCCAATAGGCCTTAACCATGGTAAGTTTATCTTCCTCGATGGACTCTAAAAGAATTGACGGATCGGTTTGAATTACCACATCCAAATCAAAGAATAAATGTTTACCTTCCCTTGACTCCCTGAATCTATCCTCATCAAATAATTGTAATTTCCACCACCACTTTTCCAAATCCAGACTCTCGTCTAGTTTCCTAATTTCGATCAAAGGCCAAATGCCATCAGAATTATCTGTGTGACATATAAATCTAAAATCATCGAAATGTTTTGCACACATGGTGTAAAGTCTATTCACATGCTCGTGACTAAACTTATCACCCCATTTTACGCACGATATAATCATTGATAATCAATAGATCCAATTCTGTTCGGTTAAAGGTTGCAATTGCATCCTCAGGTGTTTCTACAATGGGCTCCTTACAATTAAAACTAGTATTTAACAACATAGGTATACCAGTGATTTTATAGAACTCATTGATAAGGTCATAATATCTAGGATTCTGTTCACGGGTTAGTGTTTGAATCCTTGCCGTTCCATCAGCATGAGTTACACCAGGAATCTTATCAGATTTAACTGGCATAATTCTTGACATATATGGACTCGGCTGTGTTGTATCAAAATAATCCTGGTAGTGTTCTTCAAGTACCGATGGTGCAAATGGTCTAAAATCCTCTCGTTGTTTAATCAATTGATTAATCATATCCTTAATTTCTGGATTACGAGGATCTGCCAAAATACTACGGTTACCTAATGCACGATTACCTGATTCTGATTTACCTTGATACCAACCAACAATTGAACCATCAGCAATTGCCTGGGCCACCTCTTTTAAATCTGCCTTCTCTGTTCCATTATATACATATTCATCACCGCTGTAAACACTTATTGGATGAATATTATTATTTAAAACATAATCTGCATGCATATATGCACCAATTGCCTGGCCTTCATCACCAGGCGCTGGTGGTACATGCACCCCTTTATAATGTTTTGTAAATTCCTCATTCATATAACCATTATAAGCAACACCACCAGCAATACAAATATTCTCTGATGATTTTAATGGTAATACATATTCATTAATTTTTTCCTGAGTTGCAATTTGTAATGTATGTGCAATATCCTCAGGAAATAATCTATCAAATAATTGAATGTGTGTTTTATCTATAAATCCTTTCGGATCATCCCAATATTGATCAAGTACTAAATGGAACCTTTCATCATATCGTCCATAACCGGCAAGACCCATTACCTTACCTGCCCCCAATGGACCAAATCCAAGTTCCTTAGAAAAATAATCCCATAATATACCAATACCCATCTTTTTTGATAGGTCCGTCATTACACCTTTTTTATCAAAGAATACACAATTATAATTCCACCCTCTACCATCAATGGCAAGAATATCTGATTCTATAAATCCTGATGTTAGGTATGCATATGCGGCATGAGATTGGTGGTGATCAATATAATATATGTTATCACGTAGTTTATAATCCCATATTTTTTTTGGTTTAAAATCTAAAAATTCTGAATCAATATCAATACCACCTGCACGTAATAATTTCATACCACCAATTGTAGTGGTAAAGGCAAATATTTCATGATCGTCAGGTTTCCAATATTCATTATAGAATTTGACCATTTCCGTATTATCATCACGGTTCATTCTCTCAAGTTCATTGTGGTGAGGATATACATCAAAATGCCATGGAATATTATGCTTTAATCTATTATATCTTTCAATTTGCCTATGCAATACACCATCATATGTATTTTGGTCATGAGGTCCTAAGGAAATACTATAAATTTTCTTTGATGAATTTAGCATACATCTCGTGTCCTTTTGCATTGGGGTGTGGATCTTCACGTGATATTTTTAATGATACAGGATGGTGTAGATTTGTAACATGTTTTTGTAAACTCGCCCCACCTAAATATTCAGTAATTGGCCACCCAATAAAGTGTTCTTTATCCATATTATTATAAAATGCATTTGTTGAAATATAATCTGCAACTTCCTTTGGGGTAAATTTTAATGAGGATATTTTTCTTGTTTCTTGTTCATTTATAAAATCCTCAATGAGAGGTATCATTGAAAAATGTTTATATGGTATATTATTGGTTTTGCACAATAATTCAAATAAGTAAAAATATCTTAAACTTTTATTTAGAAAATATAATACATCGCCTTTCATATCTAAATGACTACTTGACCATTTTGGATTAAGGCGTGTTCTTATCATCCAGTCTCTTCTTTGAGCTTGCGACCATGCCGCAATTGCTAAACCTATTTCCCTTTTACCATCTACAATTTGCTCTGCAAGTGAGTTAAAAATATATTCGTTACCACTACCTGATTTACCAAGATTTAGTAATTCCATATTTAATTCATCAGCAAGTATTTCTGGCCATTTTTTCCAAGTTGCGTCTAATTGTGGATGCTGCCTTGATATATAATAATCAGTTGTAAAACTACATCCTGATACTAGCAATAATTTTCTCATTGTGCATTCTCGTTTAATATGTTAATCATTTGTGTTGCACGATAATGCCCGTGCTGAGGAATAAACTCTGTACATTTTTTACAATATTCCTCATATTCAAATAAATCAAAATTCATCATTCTTTTGATGTTTTCCTGTGTAATATCAAACTGCCGTGACCCATTAATAACCTTTTTACTGCAGTGTCTTATTTTTTGAATTTCAAAATCAAATACAGGCACCGATGGGAATTTTGCACAAAGTTTTCTATCAATTTCTGCTGCCTGCTCATTTACATCATATTCAGGTGATCTTGCATTATATTCCTTTAGAATGGTTTGATCATGGTCAATTTCTGATAGGTCAAAGTTTTTCCTATATTTAAAATAATTTGGTGTTTTAATAATAAGGTTGTAATTATTTAGATCATTGGCCGGTATGAACGGGTGATTGCCTAACTTTTCAATTCGATCCTCATGAAAATCAAGAACCAAATGCTCGACATAATATATTTCTGGGTCCTCAAGAATATGTGGATACCTTTTACGAACAAATGAATTTGATAGTACCGAAACTATAAAATTTGGATACTTTCTAATTTCTGCAATGACCTCATCCAGATTTTTAATCAACCCAGGCTCACCACCGAGTAAATTAATTTTTGTTTTATATGGTGCAAGACAATCAAGAGTGTGTCTTAAAAAATCCATATCAACATCCAGATTACGCATCTGAAGTGTCCATGCCGTACAATAATAGCATGATTTATTACATGATTTGGACAAATAAAAGTCCACACCCATGTAACCTAGGTCCTTTACTTCCTTAAGTGATGGTATTTTCATGTTGCCTTCACACGTGGTTTGCCATCATTATCAATAAAGACCTCCTTTTTGTGCTGAGGTGATGATCTCTTTTTACAGACTTGGTGACAGACCTGCATACCTTTACCTTTTAAAAGGTTTTCTGTAAACTCCAACCATTCGTCAGTCATTAGAATTTCATCAATTGAATCATAATCTGCAATATGACTAACCATAGTGAGTCTTTGGTAGATTGGATCCTTACGATTTACCTGATTATCTGCCCAACAAC